AATTAGAGAGTTTACGTGGTACTCTAGCAGGCCAAACAAACGGTCTGTAGTTACGTTCAGCCAGTTTACGGTAAATAGTAAAGGTTGTCTGTGGGGTACCAAGGTACATGATACGACTATCCTGTTTAGGAGTAAGGATAGACTCGGCTTCCGTACAGAGTTGAAGGAGTTTTTCCCTCATCATCTCGGTCATGGAGTTACCAGGTACCTCAATATCGTCTAGAATCATCAGGTCAGCACGAGAACCAGTTAGCTGACCCGTAATACCAACAGACTTAACGCTAGGAGCTTGGTGAGGGCTGCAATTAACATCAAACGAAATGCGACTCCAACGAGCATCATCAGACTTGGGTCTGAGGTGTGATAACCAAGGCGTTTCAATGATTAGTTTCTGTAGGAAGATGGACATGTTATCTGCTCGTTCTTTAGAAGCGGAGATAATCATGATCTTTTTTTCTGGATTGTTAAAAAGTGTCCAAAGCACAAAAGCTCCGGTAATCCAGGATTTACCTACACCACGAAACGCTTGGATCTGAAGACGCTTTGGACCGTGTTGGAGGTAGTCAGCAATAGCGTATTGAGCACGTGTTGGGGATGGAAGATCCAGTTGTCCCCAAAGTGCTTGTAGAAATAGTTTAAAGTCCTGTTGAAGGGACTCTAACACGGAGTCCCCTCTAGAAGGCGCTGTACGGCGTTTTGCAGGCATGGATGATAGAATGTACCTAAGGGTGGTTTAAGGGGCCTTGTAGGGGCTTATAGGTGCCTCTAACGCTGCCAATTGAATTGACGCTCATGTGGTTGATCAATTGTACCTATCATCCCAAAAGGACCGTACCTTTCTTGTGAAGGTGCTTCAGTAGGAATCAAAGGTCCACTATATCTAACGCTACCTCCTTTATTTCCTAAAGATTTAGGTTTGGCAACGGGTTTAGGTTTAACAATTGGCTTAGGTTTAGCAACAGGAATAGGTTTAGGTGCAGGTTTAGGTGCTGGTGTTGTAGTTGCGGGCGGTGCAAATCGAACACTTGCTGATGATTTGGTTGAAATTCCTGAACCAGGTAGTTTTTTAAGTGCTTGATCAATATCTACACCAGGTTCAAAATCAAACCCAGGTTGCTGACTTGTAGGTTGAAGTTTGTTGTGATATTTTTTAGGGATGACACGCACGTAGCCTGTTACATCATCTATATCTACGATATACTTATCTCCATAAGCAGCATAGACTTTAGATTCAACCGTATCTTTGAATACTTTAAACTCTGGATCAGATAAAGATACGTACTCATTTGAGCCACCAGAAGCTAATCGAACATTATGCTCAACGATAGTTGGCTTACCACCAGACACAAATTGATGTTCGGTAGACTCAGATACTTTTTTAGCTTCTTTTTTTAATTGAGAAACATTTTCACGTTCTGCTTCCGTTTTATACAAACGTTCTTCTTTAGTTCGTTTGACATCAGCAGCCTGTTTAGTACCATAATTTTCTGCAGAAAGTCGTCCACCTTCCTTTTTACGTACTCGTAATTTTTCTCCATTAGGTAACTCGTAAAGGTTACCACCAGATAAAGATGGTTGACTTTCTAGGTGTGCTTGAGCGGCTTTAATTGCGTCAGATCGTGTTTTAACAGGAATAAACTCTGGCATGAAAAAAGCCGCCCATCACTGAGCGGCGGTATAAGTGAATAAATCAGTTAACTTTTTTACGCTTCTTCTTATCGTACTCTTCAGTCTTAGCGGTTACCTTAGACGTGTCAAGTTTGCTACCATCTACCTTAGTAGAAGGAGTGTACACATCAGACTTGGTATCCATCTTAGAGCTGATCTTCATGGCTTTGTTAGCTTGCACAGCAGCCAGATGCTCAGAAAGGGTACGATAACGGCCAACAGAAAGACCTTTAACGTCCTCAGGATCCCGATAAGATTGTGCAGCAGCTTTAGTTTCCTGCTTAGGCTTAGGAATCGGAGGAGTCATCCGAGAAGCAGGCATTGCAGTGGTACGCTGTGCAGTAGCCTTCACAGGAGGAGTAGCTGGTTTCTTCTCAGCAGGTTGTGCTTTACCACCAGGACCGTAGTACTCACGTGCTTTGGTGGGTTCAACAGTCGGCTTAGTGGGTTTTGTTTGGGGCTTAGCACCACCAACGGTTTCACCTTTAGTAGTGGCACCTTTCATGGAAGAACGAGCAGCTTTTGAACCACGGCGAGGAGCCATAGCACGAGAGTACTCTTCTTCGCGTTGGATTTGAAGCTGACGCTGACGTTTCCGTTGCTCAGGGGATAATGCGGGCATGATTAATTAATATGGGATAAGATAAGCCCCTCTCTAGAGGGATTATAACCGAAAGTAGCTCTCATCCACGAGAGCCAATTGTTGCTACCTTTAGCCTGATTACATCTCCAACAGGAGGGTACAAGGTTTGATGTAAGGTCTTCACCACCATAGCAGCGAGGACGAACGTGATCCAATGTAAGTTCATGTAATTCATAGGTTTCTCCACAGTAGACACATTGACAATTGAAGTGCTCTTTAATGGCCCTTCTCCAGAGCCGTTTAGCTTCAGGACTTGTCATGGTTATTAGGTTTTGGAGGTAATGATCAGGTGTTGGCAGCAGCGGTGTCATGCGTAACGTTGGCCTTTGCGCGGGCGACGACGATTAGCTGATGGTTTTTCAAGCTTTCCTTTATCAGGTCCGGTATGAGAAGCATCCATTCCGTCACCGTTGCCATAAGTACCAAGTTTTCGGTTCAGTTTATTAGCATCGGTACGGATCTTCAAACCATTGTTGGTTTTGTTGTACTTTGCTTGCTGTTTTTGTCGGCGTTGACGTGCCTTTGGGTTCTGTTTGTAGTACTCAGATGTGTTTTGAGCCATACAGCCTCCGTTGTACCATTTCAGGGTCAATCTTAGGCATTACAGACGCCAATTTATCCAAGGGGTTACCGTCATAAGCAACCCCACTGATGTCATTCTTGGCTAACCAGTCACAAGCTGCTTTAAGATCTTGTGTGCTAGCTTCACCAGATTTAATACGCTGAAGAAACTCAGTTGTTACGAGATTATGAAGCTCGTTAAACATGTCTTCAGTGGCTTTCTTAGTTGCCATTTCTCAGCACGATCTGGTCTAATTTGTTTTCAATGCGGATCATGTGATCCTCCATTTTTTGTAAGGCTGAAGATAGCTCTTCTCGTTGGACGTACTTCTCTGCAATGCGAAGTTCTACACGGTCAATACGTGAGTCAACTTCGTTAATGCGAGTATTCATACGTGAGTGAAGAGCAACAACAGCAGTAAATACGGCAACAGTGCCTGAGACAATTGCTTCGATCATTGTTTCCTAAAGGTCATAAACCAACCAGTCCCAGGACCGTCAACTTCCCAGCGTTTGAGCCAGTTCTTCCAGGAGTAACGAACAGACATTCCACCAGAGCCAACCTTGAGGTAGCCGCCATTGGCGTTGTCTAGTTCTCCGTAAGGGTCGTGGAATACGCCGTTAGCACCGTCGTCACCAATCAGAAGCATGTAATGACCGCCACCAGTAGGAGCAGAAACGGGGCCGTGGTGAAGGATTCCAGTGGCTACGGGATAGCCTTGCTGAAGTTCTGACAGCAGCTTTTGCTTAGTTCCGGTGGTATAAAAAGTAGCGAGTATGCCGTATTGGGAACACGCTTTTATTTGTGCAGTAGCTTGGGTTGTATCGCCGTACTTGAGGACAGTCTTGAGGTATGCATCATCAGCATTACTCCCTTTTAGTGCATCAGGCTTGAGGTATTTAACGGCCATAGCACATGATGAGCTGAAACACATTCGTGAAGCGTGCCCAGTAGCAGAGTCCGTCTGAGGATAGTACTGGACTACATTAAGTATTGTCATTGGAGCGGCGTAGGTAATCTAGAGCCATTTCAAGGCCATAAACAGAGTCACCAAGCATTCCAATCCCGATATTGCAGTTGTGACATAAAAGCCCACGAACTGCTCCAGTAGCGTGGTCGTGATCTATTACAAAACCAGCTTTGCGTTTTGGGTTAGAGGAGCCGCAGCAAGCACACTTTGACTGTTGCTCATCAAGAAGCTCCTCATATTCTTCAGGTGTTATTCCGTACCGACGAGCGCGGTGGTATTGCCGACTTTTAGAATCACGCCAAGCTTTGCCCTGTGCATTCAAACAAGGTTTGCACCTTGCTGTAATACCGTCAGAACTACGACTCTCTTTCTGGAAATCAGAGTGTGGTTTGCTCTCGCCGCACAGTGTGCAGCGTTTGAACATTAGTTTTTAAATACGTCTTTCAATTTTTGAATCTTGTCGTCTTCTTTACGGACCAGTTTCAGGTAAGAAACCAGCGAAAGAACGACTTGAACAAGACTGTTGTCTTTCAGTTTGCTGGCGCCCACGGCTTCAGAGCCAAGGAACAGCATAAAAAAGACCAAGGCCTCATAAGAAACCTTGGCACCAAGAATGGTAAGCATAGTGTGTACCGTTAATTAGTATTTAATGCAAGCCAATAGAGCAATGTTGCGAGGACGGGTCTCAGTTCCACCTGTGCTGCCGATTGTGGGGTACTCCTCTGACAACGGCTGACTTCCCCCGGTAGCGGAAAACGCTCCACCACGACCTACCAAAGTGCTTGGTGTAATGGTGTGGTTGTGGCTCTTGAGTTCATCCGACTGGGCCGAACCAAACGAGCGGCTGGTATCAACACCACGGCTGTCGTCCCAGCCACGAACAAACTCGCCCCTTAGATCAGGCAACTTGCCTGCAGAGCCGTAGGTGGAGCCGACAACTGCATAAAGCGCAGCGAAGTTGGCGGTAACGCCTTGGACCGTACCGCTGCCATTGGGAAGAGTGTCACCGTTGCACTTCAGATAGCCCGTTGGCGCAGAGCTAGAGGCAAAGTGAAAGACAGCACCAATCGGTACTGCTGCTCCTGCTGCCAGCTTTGCTGCCGTAACGCTGCCGTCGTTGAGTTTTGCGGTAGTGACCCCACCATCTTGAAGTCGTGATCCAGGTATAGAGCTAGTATTTACACTATCTCCAAGGTCTCTAGCTTTCGTCATTAGTCAAAGGGGGTACATAGTTAGGAGCCACCGGCCAAACAATGTTGAACGGGTCTTCCTGATTGGTGATGTCCCGCAGCTCTTGGCGGTAGGTAGCCCAGACGGTCTTATCAACCGGGCTGTCGGGCAGTTGGGTCCAGTCGCAGGCAGCAAGCAGGGTGTTGCGTTGAGCGCGAACATTCGCCCACTGGCTATCAATGCGTGCCTGCTTTTCCTCTGGCGTCATGGCTTCCACCACAACGGTGTAGACCCAATCGCCATCAACGTAGGGGTCACAGGACACCAGCTTTTCAGTGGCGGCGTCATACGGAAGGAACAGGTTGACCTTCTTGGCGTTGTTCTCCGCCAAGAACTCATCACTGGGACCAGAAGCAGTGAAGGATGTTTGAGGGAAGATGGTGCGGTAGTCGCCCACCTGAAGGACGGTTGAACCGTCAACGAGTGCGATGTTCATAGGTCTGGGAAGGCTGCTGTAGGTGGCGTGAAGTTCGCCGTATAGCGGGCAACGCCCTTGGTGATGCGAAGGTCGTCGATGTAGCCGTTTAATGATCTTCCGCCGACCTTTTGGAATCCAACATAAGCACAGTCAAAAGACCCTGTAATACTTGAAGTGCTTCCACCAACTGTGCCGTTCAAATATATTTTGGTTGTCCCTGAACTTCTGACAACGGCAACGTGACCCCATGTGTTAGCGGATAACGATGAAGGCGCGTCTATCAGTCGAGAATATCCCGACGCCGTATCTGTCGAACTGGAAATTATTGCGTAGGTTGCTGCAACATCTGAAATTAAAATTGATGATGTAGAAGACGCCCACCAAACCGCAGGTGTCAGACTTGATGCCCAATAAAGCCAAAGCTCAATCGTAAAATCTCCGCTACCAACTTTAATTGACTCGGTAACTGGCGGTATGAAACAAGCCCCCGTCCCACCAAAATACATCGACCCCGTACCAAACTTCTTGACGCTGGTGCTGATCTGAGCGGTGCCAATAGTCTCCAAGACGTTCTTACTGGCGTTGTCGATGATGCCGCCGTTGGTGAAGTTCAACAGTAGACTGGTGTTCGTTATGGCGGTTAGAGGGGCGGTTGGCGGGGTGAAGTTGGAGGTATAGACGGCGGTGCCTTTGACGATGCGAAGGTTGGAGATGTAGCCCGTGAACGGGTAATCAGGACTTGTTGTAACTGACGAGCCTATGTAAAGGGTTGAAGCATTATTGATGTTGGTTGAATTTGTAGCAGAGCCACTTGAAGTGCCATCGCGATAAAGAGTAAGGGTTGTACCACTTCTTACTAAGGCATAATGAATCCAAGTATTAGTTGACCCAGTTCCGGTTTCACTAATTACATTTGATGATCCAATATAGATACGCATCCGACCATTTCCATTATCTGTTTGAAAAAGAAGAGAACCAGCGGATGTATAGCCTTTGTTGAATAGTGTTTGATACCCTGTAAGAGATGAGAAATTTAACCAAAACTCAATCGTAAAATCACCGGATCCCATTTGCAGGGCGGCGTTATCCGCAACACTTAGATAATCCCCACTTCCATCAAAGTACCCACTCCATCTAGTCGGGCTGAACGGACTGAACGTACCTTGAGTGGTATTGCCGTTCCTGGTGATGGTGAAGTTATTGGCGCTGTCATCGGTGAACGTATTGTTCTGTGCGCCGTTGGTGCCATCACCGTGCAGCAGCAGCGATACGTTCTCAAAGTTGGCATCAGAGCTTGGTGCCGGAGCTGCCCCCTGACTAGCAAGAGCAGCCCTAAGACCGTGAGGAATCCTCATGCCACACTCCCCACATTGGCGCCATAAACCTTGGTGCCTACCTTCCAGAACTGCAGCACCGTATAACCACTGGTTGCAAGCGTCGGTGCAGTACCGCCCACCCACGTCACACCACCAGTGCCCCAGGTCGAATCAGTCCACGTCAACGTGTAAGCCGTGCCGTCATCCACCATCAGCGTCACCGACTCACCAGCAAGGAAGTTGGTCGCTTTGGGGGTACGACTGGCACCAAGGGTGATCAGCTGGACGGAGCCATTGCCCGGATCCACCTCAAACGCAGCGCCATCGGTGATGGTGAAGATGTCCTCAAGGATGGTGCCGGTGATTGCCGGATCGGTCAGCGTCTTGTTCGTGAGCGTCTGTGTGTCAGTGGTGCCGACAACAGTGCCGCTCGGTGCTGCCAGGGTTGCAATGCTGCCAAGACCCAGCGTGGTCCGCTGAGCAGTTGCATCGGCGTCATCAATCAGCGCACGACCAGCTGCAGTGCAGGTGATCTCCTCAATGTCGCCAGCGCCTGCAGTGCTACGACCCAGCAGCTTGTCAGTGGCGCTGACATTCTGGATCTTGGCATAGGTAACAGCGTCATTATCAATCGTCCAAGTAGCGCCACTGGCAGAAACCGTAATGTCGCCCTTGTCGCCATCTGTCAAACCGCCACCACTAACAGAAGACCAGCTGAGAGTACCAGTTCCGTTGGTACTAAGGACTTGCCCATTTGTTCCGTCTGCACCAGGCAGTGTCCAGGTGACATTGCTTGAGATTGTTCCTGGCGCCTGGAAGGCAACGTAGTTACCACCATGACCCGTCGCCTCGCCAAAGCGAAGGTCCGCTTGGTTATCAAGGGTGATGTCCCCTGTGGTGGTGAAGGAGATATTGCTGGCAAGTTTTGAGCCGGTGATTGCACCATTATCAATGTTCCAAGAGGTTCCTCCTCCGCTAACAGTAATGTCGCCTTTATCACCATCAGCAACAGCGCCAGTAGGCGGCGCCGCCCAAGTACCATCAGCGCGTAGAAAATTAGTAGTCCCGCCGCCAGATGCCGGAGACAAGCCTGCATCAGTGCTAGTTACCAGCGGCAGGGTAACATCAGCGCCAGTACTGGAAGCAAGTAGACGACTGGCTGCTGTGTACGACAGGTCGGTGCCACCGCCACCGCCACTACCATTAGACGCAGCAGTCAAACGACCTTGTGCATCAACAGTGATGTTGGCGCTGGTGTAGCTTCCAGGAGTTACCGCAGTATTAGCTAGCGAAACAGTACCAGTACTTGTAATAGGACCACCAGTTAAGCCAGTGCCAGTGTTTATAGAAGTGACTGCATTTTGAGCTATATTAACATTACCAAACGCATAAACAACAAGATTATCCCCTGCTGCAGTAGCAGACAATAAAGTAATGCTAGTGCCGTTGGTAGCTGTAAAGTCATCACCAGGGCGAAGCATAGCGCCATTTAGGATGACTTGAATGTAGTTAGGCGTATATGCAAGAGTAGCTGCATTAACATCAGCCCCACTAAAGACGGTCTGGCTAGCAGTGGCTACATACTCATAACAAGTAAACGTAACAAACGGGGCACTACTGGCATTGATCCAGATAGACCCCGTATACACCCGCATTGCTGCTGAGGTGGTGTTGTAATACAGAGCACCACTCACCAAAGCATTGCCATCATTATCAAGCGTTGGATCGCTTGCAAATGCACCTAGATAGCGATCATCAAAGGCGTCCAACGCAGACGCAGCAGAAGCCGCAGAGGCAGCAGCAGATGTCGCAGAGGCTGAGGCAGACGAAGCAGACGTTGCAGCAGCAGAAGCCGACGCAGCAGCAGCTGTTGATTGACCGGTATTCTCTTGAACACTATAAAGAGTCTGAGTGAAGTTATCATTCAGATCTTGAGCACGGATTGCTGAACCTGCAAAGAAGGTAGATTTTAGACTATCAATATCCGTATCCCTGTAAATACGGATTGCTACACCATTAGCAGGTGCAGTATTAAATGAAACAGTTGTAGCGTTGGCAAGGGTGTATGCAGTTGTCAGAACGCCATTAAGAGTTACCTTAATGTCACTTTCTTCAAGATATTGAAATGTAAGTGAATAGTTCGTTGTTGAACCATTCCCTGTGTATGTATTTTGAGTTACAGCCATTACGCTAGTAGGTAATTGGGAATGGGTGGATTATTTGTTTTGCCATTGCAGGATGGAAACACCACGCTGCTGATAGGCTTTATCTAGACCTTGTTCGTATTGACGACGCATTACTTCTTCACGGTTACTAAGCTGTACTTCAGCCATACGCTTAGAACGATCCAAAGCTACATCAATCTGACGATACAGGTTCATCCATTGGTTAGGATCAATGCGAGATCCAGCACCTCGTTCAGTCTTAATTGAATCACGCCACACTTGGGCATCAGTACCCTGCATGATACGCTTCAACTCATTCTTAAAGTAACCTTGCTGACCCATCAAAGAGAAGAGTTCAGAACGTTCTTTAGGAGTGTATTCTACACCCTTAGTGCTCTTGTTAAAGCTAGGACGCGAATCATATTCAATATCCAATAGGAATTGACGTTCAGCAGATTGACCTTCGTACACCTTCATAGGAGACACAGCATTCCATGCCCGTACAAAGAAGTTCTCAGGATAACCAACTTTAGTACCATCAATCCAGTCATGCTTATCAGGCAGTGCACCTTTAGAATCTACAACATCAAGGAACTTGTTACGGTTACGAAGAAGTTGAGTGAACTCCATATCCAACTCACGCAACGACGGTGCCATAAGACGACCAAGTTCATTACGTGCACCAGACAAAGGAGCAAGGGAACTAGCAAAGGAGGCAGCCCAACGATTCAATGCAGCAGGGTTACCAGCCAGAACATCGTTCATAGGCTCGATACCAGCAAGCATAGATTTGTTGGTCAGGTTACCACTAATGATGAAGCCAAGTTTGTTGATAGTAGTTTCCAGATCAGCTTCAGTAATGGAATCAAAATTATCCATCACATCAGCAGTCAGTGCTAAGAAGTCAGAGATAGGACCAAGCCCATCATAGCTATACCACTTACCATCCCACCCTTTATAGGTACGAGGTTTCCAACCAAGCTCTTGACGTACACGGTT